GTCCCTAATAAATACTTCATATAAGCTCATTTTGAGTCATACCTCGGAGTGAATTGGAGTAACACACTTGATTCTGCTGCAGCACCACTCATCTCAATTTGAATTTCATTCTGACCAGGTAAAAGTTGCCACAAAGATGAACGGTCAGCAAGGTATTCAAATGCGTTCAATCCATCCAACTGAACTGTTTTTTTTCGTATTCGAGTGTCGATTATCAATTCCTGACCTGTAAATAACTCAAGGTTCCCAAGTGAGATTACCTTCCCCGTTCTGATATTGGTTAACTGGATCGAAATGCCAGGCCCTGCTATTGTCCAGATCGGATAAGTTTCAGCATTCCCAGGGTTATTTATCTCTTGGGCGGAATAAACGATAGATCTCGTTAAGTGCATTGGAAAGAACGTTGCCGAAAAGAAGGTCCCGGCTACCCCTGAGGTTTCGAACACAATCGTCACCGGCATATCGTCATATAAAAAGGGGTCATTAGCTGTAAAAGACAAAACAGTTTCTGCAATGGTCACTTTGTCAGTTACATCCTTGATCCCCTCTGGGTGGCAAAACAAGATGCGTGTCTCGGCGCCATTGATGAATTTCAATTGGCCTTCGCCTTTAAGCGGGTCCATCCGTTGAGACAGATCACGTAAAAGCGATAATAATTCTTCACGAGAGGATCCCCTGATTTTTTGATTCAGATCCACACCTCTTTCACCGACGATCACTCCCCTAAATTGACTTCCTTCTGATAATGGAGTTTTTGAACTCTGCAGTGAAAAAGGTGGTGCCCACACCCCTTTTTGATCTCTCGTGCAAATGTAATTCACCCAATCATTAAGATTGAGTTCTCCTCCATCAGCATCTACCCAGATAACTTGTTCACGAGCCATAAAGCATCTCCGTTTGGCGAAGGTATCTGTTGAATTGGTTTTCGTTATAGGTTTCAAAAAAAGCCTGGTAAGTATTGCCATTGGGGCTGATAACTTGCTGGCCAGTAGCACCACTTTGAATTGAATTTATGTTGGCATTTATTGAAGTCCCTGCAGAAACCCCATTCATCGCTCCCTGAATCTGTTGTGTTACATTGGCCATTTGCTTTGCAAAACCACCGCCTAACCCCAATGCCATATTGACACCGATTTCTGCAAATACAGTACTTGGAGAATGAATTCCCAGAACATCCTTGACTTTATCCACCAGTTCATTCCAATTGGCCATGAAATTAGCTTTGAATGATTCCCACGCTTTGGTGAAACCATCCCTAATTCCATTGACGATCTCCTCGCCCATGGATTTCATCTTCACCTTGAATGCATCGCTCTTGAATTCCTTCACCAGGGCATCGATAACTTGAGGCATCATCATTAGCAGCTTCGGGATATTTTCAATAATTCCCAATCCTAGAGTAAGGATGATCTGAACCGCAGCAACGATTAATTCAGGCAAGCTCATCAGTAGACCATTTACCAGCTCGATCATGATCGTAGGCAACATATCCATCAGTACTGGCAATGCATCGATTAGCCCCTGAGCTAAAGCCATAATGAGCTGCAGAGCTGCAGTGATCAGCATTGGGATGTTCTGTACGAGGGTCAATACCAGTTGCATGATGATCCCCACCACAGCCGGGATTAATGTGGGTAATGCAGCCGACAATCCATTAGCCAATTGGACAATGATTTGAATGGCTGCCGTAAGAAGCATCGGCAGCATGCTGATCAGGCTGGTCACCAACATCAGCAAGATCTGCACCGCGGCATCAACAAGCATGGGCAAGTTTTGGACGATGAAACCAACCAGGGTCTGGATCATGGTGATCACTGCCGGCAGCATCGTTGGTAAGTTACCAATAACGGCGTCCATGATCCCCTGGACGATGCCTAGCCCACCCTGCAGCATATCCGGTAGTTTTCCTGCGATATCTGTTGCGATCTTGCCTAGCAACCCACCGATGCCGCTGGCCATGCCTTTCAGCCCTGTCTCAGTACGTTCAACGTTGGCTACATCGAATACACTTTTCCCAAGACCAATCTGATTAAGATCATTGTTTGATCCTTTTACAATGCCGACCAGGTCCTGAAGATATCCACTTAAAGTCCCGGCCATCCCTTGGAACCCGGGCAGAAAAGCAGCCGAGATTTCCCCGAGAGTCCCCTTCAAACCCTCTTTAAGACCATCCAGCATGTCATTGAAGCCCGACAACCCTGCCACAGCTTGGTCAGACATCACAGCACCCATGGAATGGGCTTCATCTGTCATCCTGGCAAGTTCATCTGCACTTGTTTTTATAAGGGGATTCAGTTCAAGAGCACTTTTCCCAAAGATAGACATGGCCAATGCATCACGCTTGGTTGGGTTTTCCATTTCCCCAAGTTTTGCCAGCGCTTCCTGAAAGACCACCCGGCTATCACGCAGAGCACCGTTACTGTCTGTTGCCTTGACTTTTAATTCCCTGAAAGCTTCAGCCTGTGCACCGGTTCCACCTGCTGCATCAGCCATGGACCTGATCAACCGTGCGTTGGCGCCGGTGACTGTTTCAAGATCAGTACCTGTCTGCTTGCCGATGTAACTTAATTCCTGCAGTCGCTCAACAGATATTCCTGTCTTTTCAGACATCTCAGCGATGTTGTCCGCTGCACTGGCAGAGCTAAAAACAACCTTCGTTAAACCAGCCGCAAGACCCACAACAGCGATTGCGACCGCTGCTGTGACTATCAATGTAGCTTTTAATCCTCCAACCATTCCACCAAGTGCTGATTTAAAAGATTCTGATTTTTGCGCGGTCTGGTCTTGTTTCTCTCCAAGGTCCTGAACCTTGCCGCCGGCATTTTTGGATTCATTACCCATCTCGTCCAGGGCAGAATTGGTTTGTTGAAGTTCAACGGTCATTTTTCCGAGCGTTTCATTTTGTTTATTGAGCTTGATCTCAAGCTCCTGTGCAGCCCTGCTATCAGCACCTTTCTCCTGCACCACTTTTTGGTACTCAGAAGTCAGTGCTGCAATTTTCTGTTTTTGTAGGTCGATCTGTGATGTGAGTGCTTTTGTTCGCATTTCAAGACCACTGGCATTTTTATCCCACTCACCCATGGCAGCTGCAGAGGCGCGAAAACCAGACTCGATCACCCTGATCTGTCGATTAAGTTCAGTCACACCGGCTTTATAGTCGGTGACATCCAGACTTACTTTTCCTGACAGGTTGTTATCTGACATTCTGCAGCTCCGTTTAATATTTATTGGGTTCAATGGGGCAGGCTCTACCCTGCCCCATAAATGCCTTACAACCAACCAACTTGATCACAATAAACTTTGCGAGGTCGTGTTCCGCCCTGATCGCTAAACCGGTTAATGAAATCGATCAAGCTTTCAACATCCGTTTCATCTATATCTCTCAGCGACCAGTTAAAACTTTTTACAAAAACGATTTCCAAATCAATGAGGACGTCGAGAAGGCTCTCGTCTTCCTTTTCCTCCGGAATTACTACTTCTCCGGAGGAGGAGTAGGGTTTAGGTTGATGGCTTTGGATGTGGCAACAATTTGCCGCATAACAGCCATCATCTCAGTCAGATCCGCGCCGGCATCAAGCTCATCAAAAGTAACCTTACCTTGGAAGGTTGCAACAACAAGGTTTGTAATCCCATTGATGTCTTCTTCAGTAGGTGCATCTTTATTGAGTGTTTCTGCCAACTTCGCAGCTGCTTTAAGCATCTTCCATGGCACAAAGGTTTGAGTGAAAGTCTTTGTGACTTCACCTTCCGCACCATAGAGGTGAATTACCATTGGGCTACCCATCTTAGGCCGCCGTTGTAAATTTCACGATTGTGTTGGCCAACACCTGGCCGTAGATGTCGGTGGCGCCGCTGATCACGAGGGTGTGGGCGGTTGTTCCAGCCAAGGCGGTGTGTGTCACAGTCAGAATCTTCTTCGTGGCGTCCAGGGTTGCAGTCACGGTGACCAATGCTGGGGTTGCATCCAGCAATGAGACGCTGTTGATCACATCGGCAGCCATGGCATTATTGAAGGTCAAAGTGAAGGCCGTGGTCTTGCTTATACCGGTGGCCGCGTTGGCAGGCACTGAGCTTGACAGTGCCACTGCATCAGGTGTGGTGATCGATGGAACTTGCACTTGGGTGAAGAACCCGGTCCCGCTGAAGTTGGTGGTGTCTTCATCACCCACGATTCGCTTCACACTTTTGTTGATATCTCCAAGGTCAAATTCAAACACCGTGTTGATCGCAGTGAAGACGATCTTCGAAGGCTTCGGAGTGGCTTTGGTTTCTTTGGTGGCCGCTTCATCACTGGGAACCGAAAACTTTCCCTTCAGGTATTGGAAATACTTGTATTTCCCATTGGACTTCATGGATCTGAAAGACAGGGTCGCATCCGGAGGTGTGGCATTGCCGCCCTGGTCGAACATCCGGCCACTTACGGTATCAAACACCTTCCCAAGATACTTGGCCAACATTTCCATAGGGATGGCAGTTGTGGTTAAAGTGATCTTGGTGACCCCTTCTGAAGAGGAGACATCGAAAGCCTGGTTATCGGCATACTGAGTCTCTAGTGCACTCTCAGGTTCCGCTGTAGCTTCGATTGATGGTGCAAAATATTCAGGGGTGCCGGCAACGTATGCAGTGGCATCATCCTGGGTGACCAGGGATACATGCACCTGGTCCAAACCAACTACAGATTTATATTCATCTTGTTGCATTTAATCCTCGCTTTCAGAATAAAGGAATTCAGTTCCTAATCCATAATGGCCGGTCTCTTGATCGAGAGGGATCTCAATAACATTTCCCTTTGTGAAACCGGCAGCCATCATGGTTTGATCAACATCTGGCAAGTTGATCAAACCATCACGGCTGAAAACATTCACTTGAATGGTATAAGACCGCAGCGTCTCTTTGTTGTCGGCGTGCTGGTCCGGGGTGCTCGGCAGCGAAAAATAGACCATGAAAAGATCTGGTAATTCCACACCAGTTGCCATTTGCAGCTTGCTGGCCGCATAAGGCACACCCAATGTAGACAAAGCCAAATCCGTGCGCTCCCAAATGGTGTTCAAATTGCACCCCTTGATTTAAAAATCTCTTTCATTTTTTCCCTGGCATTTTTCATATCCACATTGAATGTTGGTCGGATAAATGGGTGGGCTGCATTCCGCGGGGATCCATTTTCCTGGTAGAAGAAATAAAGCTCTTTCTTTCTATCAATATTGAAAAGACCAATTTCAACATAGTGAAAATTGCCATTGGTAACCGGGCCAATCAACTGGATTCGACTCTTCAGATGGCCAGTTTCCTCAGGAGCTCTGGATACCATTCCGGCCTCGAGAATCTCACCTCCAGCGGATAAAGCCTCATCTGTGGTCGAATCAATATCTGCACCAGCTTTTGCAAGCTTTTCCAGATACTCTTCGAAACCACCGGTGTTCAATCTTGATCTGCTCATCAGCCTGCCGCAACCCTTTTCACCTTGAATTCGATGTACTCATTCAACTGTTGGATGTTGTCCATTGAAACAATTTCAAAAATCTCACCACCGGTGAAAGTCCACCCGGTCAAGATGTCGTTGTTGTCGATTACTTCTTCAACAGTCATTCCGATCATGATCACGCATGTCTCATCCAGGTCTGATCGATACCGCACCGTGACAGTCGCTGCTTTGATCGCACCTTTGGCATCCGCCAGCCAGGCTTCTTGGCCATGAACATTCACCCATTTCGCAAAAGAATCGGCAATGAATTCATATTCCACTTTCTGAAAACCACCAGCAGGTTTGGAGAATTTCTTCTTAGCCAATACGACTGGAACTTTAAGCTCACCCGGGTTGAATGGTTTGCCGTTTATCAACATCAAAGCCTCACAGAGATCCGATCGGGTTCAAGAAAGCACGGTATACATTGGCAGACAAGTCACTTTCCGATACCTGCTGGATCTGGCCGTCCACAGTGATCATGGTTTCAAAATCAGTTTTCTTATCACCGGTGACACCCACCAGCCCGACCAAAGTGGAGACCGTATCCCCGGCCAACGCGCCTGGCAGATCAATGGAACCGGCGCCGTCCCTGCCAAAGAATTCTTGATATCGCAAAGCCTTCGCTTCAAGTTGAATTAAGCAGGATGCCAGGCCATAACCCAACGAAGCCGTTCCATTGCTCATCATTCCAGGGTCTTCATGCCATTTCACCAGCAGCATCCTTGCCGCTGATTTCGCTTCCGGCAGAACCGGATTATCAGATGCCCAATCATGCCCTGTGGCGTTCTTGATATATGCGTCCACAGCCGGCAACAAGGCCAACATATCCGCGTCAGTGGTTTCACACCGCAGCACGGTCGCAGCTTCACTAGCAGTCAATATGTTGGCCATGAATCACCACACTTTCGCGGGATTTTTACTCCCTGCAGTTTTTGGCTTCTTTTCTTCAGTCACCGGTTCTGAAGGTGCGGATAAACTCTCGGGAACTTCAGTCGAGGGA